GGTGGGATGTACACCCAGAAAGAGATCAAGAATGGTTTGAAAAAGAGACTCGCAACATGTCGGCTCGTCAAATTGCGCAGGAGCTTGAGTGTTCTTTCAATGCATCGGGTGAGACGGTTATACACTCTGATGATTTAGATATTTTAATAACAAAAACATCAGAGCCAAAATATAGGACTGGGTTTGATAGAAATTTGTGGATTTGGGAGCAATATGACTCCTCCTGTTCATACTTACTAGCCGCAGACGTCGCCCGCGGCGATGGCGCAGATTACTCTGTTTTTCATATATTAAATGTTGAAAGCATGGAGATTGTTGCAGAATACCAAGGAAAGCCGAATCTTGAACAATTTGCTTCTTTATTGGATAGTACTGGGAAAGAGTATGGAAATTGTTTATTGGTTGTAGAAAATAATAGTTTAGGGATTGCTATATTGGAGAAGCTTCAAGAGAGAGAATATCCCAATATATATTTCTCAATAAAAGGAACTCATGAGTATATAGAGCAGTTCAAAGCAGAGTCAATTAGCAATTCAGTTCCCGGCTTCACTACTTCATCTAAAACAAGGCCCTTAATTGTGGCAAAATTAGAAGAATTCGTCCGCAACAAACTAATTACAATACATTCTAATAGAACTATAAACGAATTTAAAACATTTATTTGGAGCAATAACAGAGCGCAGGCAATGAGATCTTACCATGATGATTTAATTATGGCTTTAGCAATTGCCTGTTGGGTCAGGGACACAGCGCTTCAAGTTAATCAAAAAAATGTTGAATACAAGAAAGCAATGATAATGGGAATACAAAGTACAAAAACAGATTTAAATACATCTATACCTGGCATGGTTGGCTATAATTCGTCAGATAGTAGATTAAATAAAACTAGAGAACAATATGAAAATTTTGTTTGGCTTATCAAGGGATAATTAAATGGCAAGAAATAATACAAGAAATCCAAGAAATCCTCAATCTGACTTGTTCAGATCATTGACGAAAATCTTTTCTGGGCCAATTGTAAACAGAAGAACTCAAAGTGGCCGCAGACTTCGAAGGAATCAGTTAGACAAATACTCTTCTAGATTCCAGTCCGCTAGTGGTCAGCAATTTAAGAGAAGTAATTATCTTCCATTTGGAAACTTACAACCACAGATAATGAACCAGCATAATCGAACTGAGAGATATGTTGATTTTGATCAAATGGAGTACACGCCAGAGATAGCTTCTGCTCTTGATATTTATTCAGATGAGATGACAGCACACTCCTCCCTACAAGACATGCTTCAGATCAAATGTTCGAACGAGGAAATAAAGGGAATATTAAACTCTTTATTTCACGAAATTATGAATATAGAACACAACCTTTTTGGTTGGTGCCGAACCATGTGTAAATATGGAGACTTCTTTTTATATCTAGATATCGACGACAAATTTGGAATCAGATCAACAATTGGCTTGCCTTCTCAAGAAGTAGAGCGCATAGAGGGAGAAGACCAGTCAAATCCCGACTATGTTCAGTTTCAGTGGAACTCCGCCGGCCTTACACTGGAAAACTGGCAGATTTGTCACTTTAGAATACTTGGAAACGATAAGTATGTTCCATATGGTACATCAGTTTTGGAGCCAGCTAGAAGGATTTGGAGACAACTGACGTTGCTTGAAGATGCTATGATGGCGTATCGAATCGTTAGAGCACCAGATCGTCGCATGTTTAAGATAGATGTTGGTGGAATACCATCTAATGAAGTAGAGCAATATATGCAAAAAGTTATTACATCGATGAAGAGAAATCAGGTTGTCGATTCTAATACGGGAAGGGTTGATTTAAGATACAATCCTCTTTCTATTGAAGAAGACTTTTTCATACCAGTTCGTGGAGATAGCCAAAGTGATATTGTTTCTCTTCCTGGTGGCTCGTACACTGGAGACATTGAAGATGTTAAATATCTTAGAGACAAACTTTTTTCTGCTCTAAAAATACCTGCGTCATACCTGTCTAGAGCAGAAGGCGGAGATGAAGATAAAACAACTCTAGCCCAAAAAGACATCCGTTTTGCCCGTACAATACAAAGGCTACAGAGATCAGTAATTACAGAACTTGAAAAAGTTGGAATTATTCATCTTTACACCCTTGGGTATCGTGATGATGATTTAGTTAATTTTAAACTACAGCTTGGCAACCCATCTAAATTGGCAGAGCTACAAGAGCTTGAGCACTGGAAGGCAAAGTTTGATGTATCATCAGCTGCAACTGAAGGTTTCTTCTCCAGAAGGTGGGTTTCTGAAAAACTATTCAACATGTCACAAGAAGAATTCTTAAGAAATCAACGCGAGCTATTTTATGATCGCAAGTTCGATGCAACCCTTGCAGCCACTGCTGAAGCTACCGCTGAAGCAGCAGCCGGCGGCGGCCCTGCTATGGCTGGAGGAGGAGGCGGAGAAGGCATGGAAGATCTCGCTGGCTTAATGGGCGGCGGAGAAGAAGCGCCACCAGAAGAGCCATCAGGACCAGAAGAAGAAGGAGCTCCGCCAGAGGAAGAAGGTGGGGATGAGGATGTTTTATTGGCAACCCCAGATGATGAAGCGCCACCTGGTCGCCGAGAAGATGGCTACTATACTCCGAACTCAAAAGGAAAGCCCTACTTCCCAGTCAAGTATGATAAAAGAAAAGATGCCGGACGAGGAAAGAACTATATTCGCTCAATCACACCTGAAACAAGCAAAAGAACGACATATCCTGGATGGAGTGGAGTTACTGGATTAAGATCGGTGGCGAAAGGGCTATTTGAAGAAAAAGAATCTAATTATAATGAAAAGAACTCTCTAGATGAAAAAAGACTTTTTGAATCAAGAGCAGAAGTTAGAAACTTAGTTGACGGCTTGGAGCAAAGTAAAAATGAAACTTAGGCATAATAAAAAAAGAAATACCGCTTTTTTGTACGAATCACTTATAAGAGAGCTGACAAAGGCTGTTGTTAAAAAAGATGATTTCCTAAAAGAAAAAATAGTAAAAATGATAAAAGAAAACTTTAAGGGAAACTCTGAAATAGCCAAGGAATTAAGGCTATATAAGACTTTAGAGGAGACTAATGGATTGGATTTGTATACCGCGGAAAGGCTGGTAGCAGAGTCTAGAAATCAATACTTAAAGCTAGATCACAAAGATATATTTAACAGTCAGACAAATTTGATTAATCAGGTAAATAAAGAAATTTCTTCTGAAGTATTTTCCAACTTTGTTCCGAACTACAGAAGTCTTGCTACCATATCGCAAATTTTTAATGATTCAATTCCTGTTAAGCAAAAAGTTCTTCTGGAAAGAAAAATTGTTGGAACTTTAGTTTTAGAAAGCAAGACAAATAATAAATCGAAGAATATGCCTAGAATGGACAAATTGGTTTTCAAAACATATGTTGAAAAATTTAATTCCAAATATGATGGAAATTTATTAAAAGAGCAGAAGGAACTTTTAAGCACTTTTCTTACAAGCTTTTCTGATAATGGATTACAATTTAAATCTTTTATAAATGAAGAAATTGGAAGACTTAAGTCAGAAGTTAATACTTTAATGGAACTTGAAAACGTAAAAGAAGACACAGAGCTGTTCAGAAAAACAAGCAAGGTTTTAGAAATATTGGAGAGTTATCGGTCTCGTACAATTGATGAGGGAATGATAAAAGAAATTCTCAAAATACAAAGCCTTGTACAGGAGGCCAAAACAAGTGACGATTAAGATCAAAGTCGGCGAAGAGGGAAGAAAGGGAGATGCTTTAAGAAAAGATAATACTCCCCTTACATCTATTGAGCTTAAAATGAGAAGAGCGCTTAATGGAGATATTATGATTTTTGATCATGCTGATATTGATATTGTTTTATCTGTTCAGCAGGGCAAGATATTGGCATTCCCCAAAGAAGTTATAAATGATTATGTATATGGAGCAGAAGATCGACTATTTAGCTTTCTTGCAAAGAAGGGCATAATTGATAGGAATACATGTCAAGCAGGTAATGTTTATGGCTCTATGGAGGCAAAGATATTACCCTCCACAGATTTAGATTCAAACAGAATCTCTCTAATTAATATCGCAAAGTTTGTTGACGAAGAACGTCCATACTTTGAGTTTATTGAAAAATTTGATGATTTAATTACAGACCGATTTACAGACCCTGATGATGAAGAATCAACAGAACTAGGCGAGGTCCCGCATGAAGAAATGAAGGGAACTCTTCGTCCTGGCTATAACTACGGCCCTTACTGGCAAAGCTATCAATTCTAGAGGCTAAATTGGAACTTTTAACATTTGTGCTCGCCGCATACGGAATGACACAACTATTATGCTTCGGCACCATCTTTAACAAGATCCGACCAAAACATCACTTCTTCCGTTGTCCAATGTGTATGGGCTTCTGGGTAGGAGTTTTTTTGTGTGGCATAAACGGCTGGACAGAACTATTTACTTTCGAACACACTGTCGCTAACTATTTTATTCTGGGCTGTTTAAGTTCAGGAACATCTTATGTTTTTAATATGATGTTTGGAGATCGTGGGCTCAAC